CACCTTGTATGGTGGCCCCAACTGAGATTTATCTCTCGGTAAACATTCCATGTACCCTTGTAGAAGTTCTGTCCGTGAGGATCCGGCCATGAGTGCACGTACACGTGTTAACGATGGAAGATTTCAGGAATGCGGTAGTTATTACGCATTCGGAAACCTCCAGGATTACGCGTGTATCACGCATGGCCCGTACGAAAGCTGTGATGATACGGTCGGCGAGAGAGAAACGAGTAATCGTTTTGATCTCGTCCGCACATTCACGCACTTTCCTACTATCACAGGAGCGGGTGAGTTCATCGGTTATCCGATGCAATATCACCCTGGACCTGATGACCCACGCGGAGCATGGCCTGCCTATGATATGGCAAGCTTGAATGCTCATGCATGGGAGATACTCGCAAAGACAAACCCGAGTGTTCCAAAAGTGAACATCGCGTCTTATCTTGGTGAGTTGAAGGATATCCCAGGTATGGTCAAAGGTTACGGCAAGAAATTGCTGCGCGACGCAGCGGCAGGATACATATCCTGGCGCTGGGTCGTTAGACCTTTAGCCAAAGACCTCGCGTCACTCTACCACTTCGTCGATTCGGTTAATAACCGAATGAAGGAGTTGTATGCACTACGCGATGGCAGAACCTTGAGGCGACGGTGTGAACTTGTGTCAGCTGTATCCAACTACTCGAACCACGCCACCTGGCATGGTATTCGTTTCGTTGCTACAGGATTTCGTAACGTCTCGATGACTACCAGGAGTTGGGGCACCTGCGAGTGGAAACTTGCAGCTGGCTCCGACCTACCTCAGTTAGGACATCGCCAATTAGAGCGATTGGCCTATCTGAGCACTGGTGGTTTCGATGGTTACGGCGGCATAGGAAACTATGCTGCATTGGAAGCTGCCTGGGAGCTTACTCCCTGGAGCTGGCTAACTGATTGGTTCTCAAATGTAGGCACTTGCCTAAAAGCGAGTAACAATGAGTTAGGTCTGACATTCGGGCGCCTGTCCTTGATGCGAACGTCGACATCGAAGTCGACGTACATCTTGGACAACCCCATACCTTCTCAGTATACCCTTAACGGGTGGTACGTAGAAGAAATGGTGCGCAAGGAAAGATTTCCTGTCTTTCCCGTTATACCGTTCCCTCTTCCTACTCTGCCTCTCCTTACGGGGAAGCAGATGTCGATTCTTGGAGCGCTTGCTGTCCTGAAGGGCATCAAGCCCTAAGAGCAGTTTCGTTCCAGGAGAATTCCTCACATGTTAGGTAACACGATCGTTTTGCCGCAGGCTGGTGGTGACATCACCTGCACATTAGTCAACCAGGACGTGTACTCCTCGGAGTACAGGTTCACCAATACCACGGACAGGTACGTTGTGAAGATTCGCCACTCGGTTGTAAAACCGAATGGTATCTACCCACAATATGACCGTCACAACTTCGAAGTCGTGAGAACGACCTTCGCAGTTGGAGCGGTAGCTGAGTTCTACCGGAAGTTCTACTTCGTTATGGAAGTGCTTCCGGGTCAAACTTCAGTTGCCCTCGAGGACGCCGTCGCTGACAAGATGATCTTGTCTTCGAATGCGCTCCTGTCCGCCTTGGTTCAGTGGGAGTCGTAAGTAGTATTGGAGATATCCTCACTCGTCGTGAGGGCTCCTTTAACTCAGACTCTCGTTGGTTGATGATCGCTACTTGACGCATGGGACATCACTAGGAGTTTAATCCCGGAGAATGTCTAATCGCCATGTAAGTGAGTTGAGCAACGTATACAAACACATCTTCGCAGATGCTATGTATGCGTTCCCGACATTGAGGATGGAATTTGAGAGAGATCTCGCCCATCTTCAAAATCTCGTTAAGTCGAGAGGAATCTCCGTTTATTTGGAGACCCTCCCGGCGCTCGGTAAACACTTTGATAGGTGTTTATCCGACGGTCAGTACTGCCGATCTGGACTTCCGCTGACGAAGCGGGTCTCAGGTCGCGTATTAGTCCCCGCATTTCTTAGGGGGTTATACCTACTGATTTTTGACGAGACTGGTCGTTTGAAGGACGACGCAAACCTGGAAGCTGTATTCTTCCTCCGGCAGATTGTATTTGCCGCAAAGAAGGCCAGCTTCCCCTGCACCGCTGATGAAATCGCTACGGAAGTAGACGAGTTCTACGCGGTTGATCAATCACTGCCGGAACCAAATCGGTTCTGGAGTGAAGAGGTTAATTTATCTCAGGAGACCTTTTATGGCTTCGAGAAATCGTCCCTATTTAGGGACAGAATTGACTCTCTCTTTCCGGCTTCCCGGAAAGAAATGTCAGTCGTCCTTGGGGTCCTCGACAAAGTGTCGAGAATCCTTACCACCAGTCTGGGATCTTACGATCCTTCCGACTGGCGGTTCAAGCACGGACCAGGAGCTGTTGCAGAGTATACTGGAATCGCTAACAAGTACTGTTGGCGAGACTGGTCATCTACTCTGGAAACCGAGTTCCCGTACGCCGATTATGCTTTCCATAGCTATTCGGCTTGGGCAAAACGACATGATGGTAATCCGGAGCACGGTTCAGAAGAACCATGTTCTAGACTCATCGGTGTCCCGAAGTCGTACTCGAAACCACGGCTTATCGCCGCGGAGCCAAGTGCGAACCAGTGGTGCCAGCAAAATATATGGCACTACTTCGCTGAGCGATCAGCAGCTTGTTTCATTGGCGCGTTTGTTCACTTCGGTGATCAATCGCACAATGGTGAACTCGCTAGGATTGCTTCAGTCGACGGCCGATTGGCTACTGTTGACTTGTCAGCAGCAAGCGATCGAGTTTCTACGCACGTCGTGGAGTCGGTCTTCCTGGGAAACCCCCAGTTGCTCCGATCCCTTCGAGCGTCTCGGACCCGTAGCGTCCGGCAGACTCTCAGCGCGAGAGCGCCTGAGGTCATCCGGTTGAGAAAGTTCTCAACTATGGGCAGCGCCTGTACTTTCCCGGTGGAATCACTCGTTTTTCTAACAGTGGCCATTGCCTGCGCCTTGGTAAAGCGCGGGTTACGAGCCACTGTACGGAACATCGAGACCCTCCGAGGAGACATTGCCGTCTTCGGTGATGACATAGTCATCCCTGAGGACAGTCGGGAGCTGTTGGTATCAACTCTTGAAGTATTGTACTTCAAAGTCAACGCTCACAAAACATTCTGGAAAGGAAACTTTCGGGAATCTTGTGGTGTTGAAGCCTTTCGAGGGGTCAATGTGACCCCGGCGTATTGGCATTGTTGGTACGATGGCAAACCAGGATCTTTAGCTAGTGTGGTGGCGACGGCAAACAACTTTTACCAAAAGTTTATGCTATCGACATCATCTTATCTAGCGTCGAC